AATGCTAGATTATGACCTAGAGCTTCTAAGTGACAACTTGTCTATAGACAGAGATAAAAATTTCAAGTATCTTGGAATACAAACTTTATACGACAGATATTTCATACACAGAGAAGGTCGTCGCATGGAGACACCTCAGGCATTTTACATGCGAGTTGCCATGGGGCTCTGTTTAAATGAAGAGGACAAAGAAGAAAAAGCTATTGAAATCTACAATATGATGTCTGAGTTTCGGTATTCTCCATCTACACCCACTTTATTCAACAGTGGGACATGCCACTCCCAACTTTCTTCTTGTTATTTAAGCACAGTAGATGATTCTATTGATGGTATATTCGGAACGATTCATAACCAAGCTAGACTATCTAAATATGCAGGAGGTCTAGGGGTAGACTGGACTTCTGTTAGGTCTACGGGCTCTTATATCAAAGGAACAAATGGACAATCCTCTGGTCTCGTTCCTTGGCTTAAAATATTCAATGACACTCTTGTAGGAGTAAACCAAGGAGGAAAAAGGAAGGGTGCGGGATGTGCCTATCTAGAAGTCTGGCATATAGATATTGAAGATTTTCTAGACCTAAGGAAAAATACAGGTGACGACAGAAGAAGGTGTCACGACATGAACACCGCAATATGGGCGTGTGATGATTTCGTAAAGGCCGCCCAAAAGGACAGTGATTGGTATTTGTTTGACCCCGCAGAATTTCCAGAACTTCATGAAAAATATGGTCAGAACTTTACAAGAGAATACAACAAAGCTAAAAAACTTGCCAACCAAGGAAAAGTAAAAAGCTATAAGGTCATGTCGGCAAAAGAGCTATGGAAAAAAATGCTTAAATCTCTTTATGAAACCGGTCATCCTTGGATTACTTTTAAAGACCCCTCAAACATACGCTATAGCAATAAGCACGAAGGGGTAGTCCACTCCTCAAATCTATGTACAGAAATCCTACTGCATACAAAACCCACAATATATGAGGAAGGTGAGGTCGTAGAAGTGGGAGAAACGGCAGTATGTAATTTAGCCAGTATAAATCTTGAGAACCACATAAAGGTAAGGACTCTTGATTGGAAAAAGCTACAAGAAACAATTGAGGTTGCAGTTAGAGGTTTAGACAACGTAATTGATATAAACTTTTACCCAACAAAAGAAGCAAGGCAGTCAAACCTTAGGCATAGGCCAGTGGGGTTAGGAATAATGGGGACTCATGGTATGCTGCATAGTCTTGGAGTTACCTATGATTCCAAGGAGGCTGTCGAACTGTGTGGCAAGATACAAGAGTTTATTTCTTATTATGCCATCTTAACCTCCTCAAAACTAGCAAAAGAAAGAGGCGTGTATAAATCATACGAGCATTCAGAATGGAGCTACGGGAACCTGCCAATTGACACATACTGTAGGCTTATGGAGCACAGAGGCGAGGGTGATTACAAGGTGTCTCAATTTGAAACCATGGAATGGGATAGGGTTAGGGAACACATAGCCCTTCATGGGATGAGAAACTCTAATGTGATGGCTATCGCCCCAACTGCGACAATTTCATATATTCAAGGTTGTTCTCAGTCAATAGAGCCTGACTATTCTGTGCTTTTTGTATACTCTACGCTAAGTGGGGAGTTTACAATGATAAATGAACATTTTGTGGAAGCAGCAAAGAAAAAAAATATATGGTGCAAGCAGCTAGTTGACGCTCTTAAGGCAGCTGATGGAGATGTGATGTCTATAGACTTAGACGAAGAAATTCAACAAAAATTTAAGAGTGCTTTTGACGTAGACGCGCATACACTTATTTCCGCAGCAGCAGAGAGGCAAAAGTGGATTGATATGGGTCAGTCGTTTAACTTATATAATAAGGGCACTAGCCTAAAATATTTAAATGATATGTACCTAGATTGTTGGAAGCAAGGCCTAAAAACTACGTACTACCTGAGAAGCAAGTCAGCTACTAGGGTAGAAAAATCCACCATAGAAGAGACTCCAACAGAGACCGAGTCCCAGACAGAAGAAGACCTAAGCCAAGTCAAAGCATGCTCGATTACAGACCCAGAGTGTGAGAGCTGTCAATGAGATTTGAAGAACGTAGACAATCATCTACCTCGCCGTTAAAATATATAGTTGAATTAACGCCCAAGGAATTGGAAAAAGTGAAAGACTTAGTGTTTCAAATAATTGAAAGAATAAAAAAAGATGAAAAAAAGTAAAGAAATAATTTCAGATAAAGTCGCAGTGGTGAATCAAATACTGCCTCACACAAATAAATGGGCTTGGGACTTGTTTATTGATGGGGCGGCTAACAATTGGATGCCAACAGAGATTTCAATGGCTAAGGATATTGAGCAATGGAAAGCAAAAAGCCTTTCTGATGCTGAAAAGCTAGTGGTAAAAAGATGTTTAGGATTCTTTGCTGGTAGCGAGTCTTTAGTCGCAAACAACCTACTTCTATCAATATTCAAATTTGTTACAGACGCAGAGTGTAGGCAATACATTCTCCGTCAGGCCTACGAGGAGAGCCTGCACAATCTGACCGTAGTATATTGTTGTGACTCCTTAGGTCTAGACATAGACGAAGTCTATCAGGCGTATGCATCTGTGCCAAGTATAAAATCCAAAGATGATTTTTTGATGGAAATTTCCACAGACATTAATCGTGCTGATTTTAATATCAATACCCTTGAGGGAAAAAGAGAATTTTTAAGAAACATGATAACTTACTATGTTATCTGTGAAGGAATATTTTTCTATTCTGGATTTGCTATGCTTTTATCGTTTAACAGACAAAACAAGCTTCCGGGGATAGGAGAACAAATTCAGTATACACTGAGAGATGAAAGTCTGCATATTAAGTTTGGAACTACTCTGATAAATAGAATCAGAGAAGATAATCCTAGGGTTTGGACCAAGTCTTTTGAGACAGAAACAATACAGCATATACAAAAGGCCATGGAGCTTGAAATTGAGTACGCCAAGGATGTCCTTCCTAACGGAATTCTAGGTTTAAATTCTGAAATGTTTATTGAATACATATCCTTTATAGCTAATAGACGGCTTACGAATTTGGGTGTTGAATCTCCATATAAAGACGCAAAGAACCCGTTTCCTTGGATGAGTGAAATCATAGATTTGGAAAAATGCAAAAACTTTTTTGAAACTAGAGTTACTGAATACCAAGTCGCAAACATAGAAGATGATTTTTAATGGCTAGAAAAACTCCAAAATACATGCAGGAAAACCCTGTACCCAAAGAAAGAATACATCTAAAAAATAAAATTGTTCCTAAGAGCACCAACCAAAGAAAATATATAAAATCTATACGTAATAAAGACATTACTTTCTGTAATGGCCCCGCAGGAAGCGGAAAAACGCATCTTGCCGTCGCTTACGCAATAGACTTTCTTATTAAGGGTCTGGTCGATAGAATAGTTGTAACAAGACCTGTCATGGCGACGGGAGAAAGCATAGGCTATCTTCCCGGAACTGCTGACATGAAACTTGAACCTTACATGTGTCCTGTTTTTGACGAATTTGATTATTACGTCTCTAGAGAACAGGTCAAGATGTGGAAGAGCCAAGGAATGCTCGAAGTTGCACCAATAGGCTTTATGAGAGGCCGCAGCTTTCACAATTCCTTTATAATTGGTGATGAGTGCCAGAATCTTTCTGCAGAACAAATGAAAATGTTCTTGACAAGAGTCGGGCTTAACTCTAAACTAGTAGTAACAGGTGATGAATCACAATCAGACCTACCTCGCTCGCAAAGAGGAGCATTTGGCTCCTGCCTTGAAAAGCTTGATGGTCTAGAAGATGTTGGGATTATTCATTTGAAAAAAGAAGATATTATAAGGAACTCGTTGATTCCTTTGATAATTGAGAGACTTGATATTTAGGAGAATTTAAATATGTCAGATGTTAATTCCGTGACGCTTTCAGGGCGTCTCACAAAAGACCCAGAGCTTCGCCAAACAAAAAGTGGTGCTCAGGTAGCCTCGTTTAGGCTGGCTAATAACTTAGCTAAAAAAACAAACTTCTTTGATGTTAGTTTATGGGGACGTTCTGCTGAAACGCTTAGCCAATATGGCGGCAAAGGCAGTTGGATTTCTGTAACGGGGAGACTCGAACAGGAGGAGTGGGAAGATAGAGAGGGCAACAAACGCACTAGCTATCGTGTCAGCACGGAAAACTTCAACTTCTTAGGCGGCGGCAATAAGTCTGATGGAGAAGAAGGTGCAGTAGCCACTGGTGCTGGTGCCGGTGCTGAGGCTCAGACATTAGAAGACAGTGGAGTTCCATTCTAACATGCCTGAGTATTCGTATAGCTGCGACCCCCAAGAAGGGGGTTGCGGCCATACTTTTTCTGTAATCCAATCTATGTCTGATTACAAGAAGCTGAAGAAGTGCCCTGTGTGCAAAAAGCATAAACTAATAAGGGACTACTCTTTAGACAATGTATCTGGCAGTGTGAAGGGTTCAGGAGGAGCTAAAACAATTGGACATTTGGCTGAGCTCAACTCTAGCCGACTAAGTAGTGACCAAAGAGAGGTCATGAAAAAGAAGCATAATGAGTATAGAGAAAATGCAGATAGCCTTCCCGTTAAAGGTGAGAGACTAAAAAAGAACGCTGAAAAACCTTGGTATAGAAGTGACAATAACGTTGCTGATATGACGCCAACTCAGCAGAAGAACTATGTTAGGACAGGTAAAAAAAATGGCTAGAATAAATAAAAATGATGTAGATAAGGCTATATTCAAGCCTACCAAAGAAGAAAAGAACGAAATTCAAGACAAGGATGAAAGAGGTGTTGTAGCGTATACAGCCCTACTAAAAGAAGTAGAGGAAGACTCTACTGATGCCTATGCAAAACAAGTTCAGGTCAATGACAAAGTCTATTACTATGTAAAACAGGATACCTATGGCCGCCTCTATGACCCTAACGGTATGTATTCTGAGAACAGACAGCAGAAGCAGCTCAGACATGCGGGTCGTCCAAACTGGGTCTTTAGGGATGTTGAAAAAAAGGTTTACGATTATTACTTAAAGTTTCTTGAAACAAAAAATGGTGCTTGGCTAAGCAATGCCGAGAGGGAGTTGGTTTAATGGCTAAAGGAAGACTTTCAAAACAAGAAAAGTACATCATAGAAGGTATGCTTAAAGATAATTATAGCACATCTGACATAGCAAAGGAACTCGGAAGAACTGAGAAGACGGTTCAGGCCCATGTCGGAAAAACTCAGACTACCATCAAGAAAAAGAAAAAGGCAAAAAAACAAGAGCCTCCAAAGCCAGCTAAGGCAAAAGACTTGATGGTAAATATAACAGCCGCAAAAAAAAGCAAAGGGGTCAGTATAATGACTGAAGCGGCATCTCAAAGGGGCGACCTGAACAGTAATTCAAACACCGTCTCTAGAACAGCAAAGAATGCAATCTACAAGATAAACGACAATGAGTAAAAAATATCCTTCTCGGTATTCGAATGGGAAAGAGATTAGTGCCGCTCAATATATAACAGAGTTCATATGCGAAAAGATGGCTCAAAGAAACAAGAAGGAGCTGCCTCAGAAATTCTGGGACTTACCAGAATGGAAGAAGGATTATAAGTCTCAACTTTTTGCGGCCTACGGACTCTTGAAAATATATGATGATGTTGCTATAATAAAAGCCCTTAAGTCTAACAGGGCTTATGGAATATATTCCTTAAGAGCGCCTCACCTAGACGCAATAATAAAAGAAGAGCAGAGAAAGCTTGACATAGAAAGGGCTAAGCCCAAAACCTCAGACATTAAAAGAGCTGACACAAAGTCAAAGCCCAGAGAAGCTAAAGTAAAGAAAACAAATCTTGGTAAATTAAGGGAGCTCGATTTTTGAGCAGTACAATAGAAAAAGACATTATCAAACAGTTCGGTTCTGGAATCATGCGTTCTGGTTCTGCTGTTATTGATTCAGAACTTTTGGTTATACCAGTATCACCTTCCCTAGATGTTGTCCTCGGGGGAGGAATTCCAGAAGGAAGTTTTATAACCTTTACAGGTCAACCAAAGTGCGGAAAGACTACAACATCTCTACACTTCGCAGCAAAGTGCCAAAAGAAAGAGTATGGTGGTGAGCTATGTCCAGAAGGTAGACATGTTTACTTCTTCAATATTGAGGGAAGGCTTAAGAAAAGGGACTTAGAAGGAATCCCAGAATTAGACTTAGACAGATTCCATGTAATTGGTTCTGAACCGGGAAGGATTCTTACAGCTGAAAACTTTCTTTCCATAGCAGAGAAAACCATTAATGAAGTTCCGGGTTCTGTTGTAATATTAGATTCATATTCCGCACTTTGCACGGAAGCTGAGATTACATCTTCTATGGACAAAATGCAGAGAGCAGACGGAGCAAAATTATTGGCAAAGTTTTGTAGAAAGATTGCAAATGTCGTTCCTGTGAATAGAAATCTGGTAATAGGAATTACTCACCTGATGGGTAATCCTACTGGCTACGGAGCAGAATTTAAAGAAAAGTCTGGTCAAGCTGTAGCCTATCAGGTTGATGTAAAGCTTAGAGCCAAAAGATTTTCTCCTTGGGAAATACAAGACACTCAAATTGGGCAAAAAATAGATTGGCAAATCGTCACATCTGCGTTAGGCCCTCCCGGAGGTAAAATAACAAGTTACCTTAGATACGGAGGAGGAATAGACGAGGAGACAGAACTGGTGATTCTGGGCTCTGACCTAGGCTTGATAAACAAGGCTGGAGCTTGGTTTAAATTTGAGTTTGTAGAGGGGGACGACAAGCCTAAGTTTCAGGGCGCTGAGAAATGCAGAATCGAACTATGTAAAAATCCAGAGACAAAAAAACTACTAATAGAATCCATTAACAACATGTTGGGAATATGAGGAAAGTAATTGACTTAGAGAATATAAGCAGTAATTGGAAAATATCGGGACACATACCAAACAATAATGATGGCAGAGCTCGCTCAAAATACCATCTAAAAGCGAGAAATCTGCTAAGACAGACTTTTCCCACCTGCCAAATTCTCGAAGAAGTTCCTATTAAGGTACGCAGAGCAGAGACTCTATATCTAGACTTCTTTATTCCTCTGCATGATTTGTGCATAGAGGTGCACGGTGAACAACACTACAGGTTCGTGAAGTTTTACCATAAGACCAAGCTGGGATTTGCCCAAGCAAGAAAAAGAGACAAAAAAAAAGTAGAGTGGTGTGAACTTAATAACATAGGCGTTGTAGAATTACCGTTTAATGAGGACGAAAATGGCTGGAAAAAAAGAATTGAAAACCGCTAAAGAACAACTTGAGAAATGGGATAAAATTCTAGACGAATACGAGCTCTCCGTAGGTCTCCCTAACTTTATATCCAACTATAGCAACTATGAGGCTACCTCCTACCTTCACATGAATAGGTCTCAAATAGAAAAATTGAGCCCTGAGGATTGTGGAATGGCAGCCTTGATATTGAATGAGCTTTCATTTCACGTACAACGCGCCTATAATAGAGAGATGGCTCGGGTAAACTGGGCCGATGAGAA